ATATGCAGTTAGAATACCCTGAATGTGTGATAGCGATTGATGAGATCAAGGCTGTTTATGACAAAGGTGACATTATAGAAAAAAAACTGTTTGGACATATAGAAACGGCTGATCAAGATACGAATATTACAACATCTACGGAAAATGGAATAAAGAGAAGAGAAGAAATCCTAAAAGTGAATCCAAAAGATACGGAATCTCTTGAGGACAGAAGGTTCCGTATCTTGATTAAATGGTATGACAGCTATCCATACACATTCCGTGACCTTATTAACCGTATGGATAATCTATTAGGTAAAGGAAATTATACGATTGTTATAGATAATGACACTCAGGAAATGATGTGTCGCTTAGAACTTAAAAAACGAGCAATGTATGATGAGTTTGTAAAATTGCTAGAAACAATCGTGCCTCTTAATATAAAAATGGATATTATGCTTCGGTACCGGCAATGGTTAGAATATAAGAACATAACATGGAAAGATTTGAAATTAAAAACATGGTATGACATGAGAAATGAGGCGAGGTAATGGCAGAAAAAAAGTATACAGAGCATTTAGAGCTGACACAGCAGTCCGAAGAGGATTTTGTGGATGGCGAAGAGATATCGAGAAGTTTTAGGGTCTTAGATAATACAGTTTGGAAAAACAAAATGGACATGGAAGATGTAAAACATGACCTGTTTCCTTCTTATACAGTAGAATTAGAGAAAGAAACAGATATTCCAATAATAAAGAGTAACATTATCTATGGAAACAGTAAGTATTTAGCACTGACGGAAAACGGATATTGCGTATCCGAAAATGGTGAGGCCTGGAATAGCCGTACATACGAGAATTTTTCCGGAGAATTTGTTGCCGGATTTCTCTCTGGGAAGTTTATTGTTTGTGGTCCGCCTGATAAGGGTATCTATATATCTGAAACGACGGAAATAGGAGATTGGCAAAATGTAAACGGTCCAGGGGTTGTAATCAAAGGTATGAATGAAGTAAACGGACGTTACTTTGTGATTGATGAAGAAGGTCATTTGTTCGAAATTTTGAATAATATAAGCACACCAGCTTTTAGCCCTTTGTATGAATCTTCCATGTCAGGGATTACGGATATAACATATGGAAATGGAACTTATGTGATATCTACTACAAAAGGACTGCGTTTTTCCAATGATGAGTTTAGATCACTTAAAAAAATATCAAATAATGGTGATGAAAATTTTATGAACTTAAATTTTACAAGTGTACGGTATGCCGGAAAACAGTTCCTTGCTGTCACGCAGGATGGAAATATATACACTTCGACAGATACGCGAATGTGGGAGCACACATCGTTTTTAGACAAAACGGTAACAAGACAAATAGAATTTTTAAATGGATTATTCTTTATCATTTGTGGAAGATACATTTTCGCAACGAAAGACGGGAGAGCAGCAAAATCTTTTATTGCATCGCTAGATGATATGACTGGAGTTGTAAATGCAAAAGAGAAGATTGCTTTTTACGACACCGCATCACGTGTATCTTATGTTTCGGTAGAAAAAAGTCTAAAAGAGCAGGTTTCCGAACTAAATGCGGATTTAAATAGTACTGATTTAAATTTAAATAAGATTAAGGAATCACTTCCATACAAAGTACTACCAACA